GTACGAGCGTTGAGGTTGACGGTTCCGCGCCACCGAGGGTGACTGCCAGAACGAAGTTCAAATCCTGTTCGCCAAGCAGAGCCTGGACAGAACTGATCTTCTGCAGCGCGATTGTGGTCGCGTCGTCGATCTGCGCTGAGAAATTTCCGTTCAAGTTTCCTGCCGCGTCAAGCTGCAGGAAAGCGTCGAGCGTGAATGCGCCGGAAGCGTTTACCACTGCCGCGCTTGCGCCGGTCGAAGCCACGGTATTGTATCCCGTGGACGAAGTGGATGTGAGACCGCCCGCCGCGATGATCGCTGCCGGAACTTCAAACAGAGTCAGCGCGATAGTAGTCGTGCCGCCCGTGACGCCAGAGAACGATCCAGCCGCACGAATGTGCAGAACCTGGCCGGTGCCCTGATACAAGCCGGTCACACCAGCGGACAGAGGAATTACTCCCCCGCCGGTCAGCGTGAGGGCGTTGTTGTTAAGCTGAAACTGAGTGACAGTCGTACCCGGATTGACGATAGGTGCGGTCGTCAGTTGAATCGATCCTGATACCTGTCGGCGAATCGTCGATGCATTGGACATTTTCTTCTCCCGTTAAATCGGGGCCGGGGTTTCAACCGACCTACGAATTTGGTACTGCTTCAAATACAAAATTCCGTTTTCCATGTCTGCTATCGAATCATGAAACAATCCGAGAGCAACATTGTGGTTGCGGCAAAGAACCATTCGATTTTTCCCTGAGTCATGGTCATGGTCTTGACAGGGCGAATCGCCGTTTTTGCCCCGCTCACCGAAAGGATGATTTCCTATCGGGCACAGATTATTCTGAGCGGCAATCTGTGCTTCAAACTCTTCTGCGGTCACTCCGTGTTCGTGTTTATAATATGAATTCCGAAGTGCGCCCGGCTGTCGAGAAGCATAGTTTTTGGTTACTTCGGCATATCCGCCATGATTCTCGATATATCGTTTTTTGCGTTCAGCGGCGTTCAGTTTGCCTTGTTCGCTTAGACGATACTTTTTTCGTTTTTGTTTTACATCGTCGCGCTTTTCGTAGTCCTGATTATATTTCTTTGCGTACTCAGGATGTTCCGTAGCCCAACGACGCTTGAATTCTTTTTGCTTCTCTGGGTCTTTGTAGGGCATCGATATCTCCGACACCTAGAGTAACACCAAAGAACCGAGAAGTCAAGAAACTTTTAGACCGCCGAAACTTCGCCACGAATTCGGCGAAACCCGGGGGTACCATTGGTGTTCGGTCTCGCAACGACACCCAAGAACCAGTCGTAGCTCACGATTGCTCGTGTCTGCAACATCGGGTTCGACAGATCGATGTCGTTGTCGCCGAAGGTCTTGACGTTCACTTTGAAGCTGGGATTGCGAGGAACTTTGTTGCCCAGCAACTCAGAGGCCATCATTGCTTCGCGGCCAACGATATACGTTGCGTAGCCGGTCTTGCCGGTGGAAGGATAGTTTGCATACGTCGGCACGGTCTGCGTGCGGATGATACGAACTCCCGCCCATTCCAGCACGGTGTATCCGCGAGTCATGTCTGACTTCAGAACTGCCTCGCCTGCCGGATTGCGCTTCAGCGTGTCAACTGCAGAACCGGCGCTGTTGTCCGACATGAAGTCGTACACAACGTACGGGTGCATTGCTGAAGTGTAAAGCCCGCCGTCGCGACCCGGAACTGCGTTTCCCATCAACTGGGACTCGCTCTTGCGGATCGTGTTGGAAAGCATAAATTCGTTGTCGAGCAGATCGATACGGGCAGATGCCTGCGCCGTTGCAGCGGCCTCGAAGCCGTTGATTGCGATCAAGTTGCTCGTGAGAGCGCCGCGATAGGACAGGTTGCGGCTCGCGTCCAGCGTGATGTCCGCGAGGAACATTTGCTGGGCGACGTTCGAGATGCCGATCCAGTCACCGTATTCATCAGCAAATGCATCGCTGAAAACTTGGTTCAACTGGAGCGACGGACCCGGAATACCTTCAGACAGATCGTAGGTCGCGGCAGCGTACGGAGTTTGTCCGTAGAACTGAAGCGTGCGGCCTGATCGCCGAGGCAACGGGCGGAAATCGCATAGTTCTTCGAGGAACGGAGTGTTGAATTGCCACTCGAGGATTGCGGTGCGGTCGTACGCGATCTGAGGAAAGGCTGCTAGTGTGGAACTTTGTACGCCAGGAGGCAGAATCAAAGGTGGTTCTCCTTGAGGATCGTAATCGATCCAAAAATGATTT